TCGGAGCTGTAGGGAATGTAGCTAGAAACTCAATTAAGAAATTTACCTCTGTTCCTTTCACTGGAGCAAAAGCCTCTAACTCCCAACCCTTTTCCAATGGTAGAAATCCTGCCACTGTAGATGAAATTCGCGATGCCATCAAGAGAGCAAGACTTTCAAAAGGATTGGGTACAGCTATAGCTGTTAAAAATTCTGTACTGGGTATAAGAGCAAGTGATGAAGACGCAACCGTCACCTCAAACGAAATCTTCTCTGATGGGGATGAGACCACCCTGTATATTGATAACGGAGAAGGCTATGAAGAAAAATATCTAGGGGTGGGGCTAGAGATTATAGTGGACTCCGCACTAGGTGGGGAAGATAGGTTTCAACTAGTCACAGGAGGCTCTCAGACCTCTGTTGTTAAGGCGTTTTCAGTAAGCACTGAGATATCTCCCTTCAACATAAATCCAAATGACAGACTAGCCTTTCTTGTAGGTGGTATATTATCAGAGCACACCTTTGCAGAGGGCGATTTTCGATCTAACGGAGCAGCCTCTGCCTTTGAGGTTGTTTCTTCTATAAATGCAAACTCAGAACTTGGTTTTCAAGCTAGGACATCTGAAGAGGGAACTAGGGTTTTAATAGAGGCTAAGAAGGAAATTAATGAATTTCTAGAGCCAACAGTCCCAACATCTGGAACTGATGCAAATATCTCTCTAGTCTTTCCAGAAGGGGAAGAGGAAACTTTAAAGCTCTACAAGAACAATGAGCCCCTAAATAGAAACGGCAGACAGGCCACTATTGAATCTGAAAACCAATCAGATTGGCAAGATCCCATCATTGATGGAGAGACTTTTCTTATTGCCGTAGACGGCACCCCAGAATTATCATACACTATATTAGATTCAGACTTTGTTGCAGAGGGAACACACCAAACAGTTTCTGGAAACAACACCCTACAGTCTTGGGTTAATGTATTGAACTCTAAGGTTACAGGCGTTACTTTTTCTATAAACGGGTCAAGAATGGTTGCCAGATCAAACTTAGGGGCAGACCCTAGGGCCTCTTTGGAAATCAACCCAAGCTCAACTTTGGTATCTAAGGGAGTTTTTAGTCTGGCTCAAGGATTGAGTGCCGTGGGTAGAAAATCTGACTATACTTTTTCTAGAAACACTGCTCAGCTAAAGCTAGCAGCCCCGCTAGAAGAGGGTGATCGATTAACAGTTGGCACTGACTTCACAGAAGGTGTTCTAGAATCAACCTCTATTGTTGGAGGCGAGGTTACATTCACCTCTACAGCAAGTTTCTGGTTTTTAGTCGATAAGAATGATGCAGTTATCATATCCAATGGAGCTATTTCTGGAAGTGAAATAGATGTAACCAAAGAGGCGAACGATGTTGTTCGATATACCTCTAGCATAGCAACTGCTTTTTCTAACGTACAGGTTGGGGACTATGTCATAGTGTGGAGTGGGGAGGTAAACGCCACCAATAGGCTCGAAGGTCGAGTTTATGCTACAACAAATGATAGCTTTGATCTTAGATTAACTCCCACAGAATTTGCCGCAGCCACTGCGGAGGCAGGCGTTGTTCTTTCAGAGGGTATCGTTTTTGTAAGAACAGATAAAGTTCCCAGAAAAGTAAATATCACTCTTGGAACATATCCAATTTCAACAATAGCCAATAGCATAGAAAGTCAGCTAGATGGTGTAGATGTCACTACTAAAAATGACGAGCAGATCATCATCAGTACTGCTGATAAAGATGTAGATGGCGGCATACTTTTAGTCACAGCAAACGAGCAAGCGAGAGCCGCTGGATTGCCGGAAGGCGAGCTCAACACTACCACCCTATCACACTACGGCTTCTTAAAAAGTAGCGATGACGCAGGAAAGTTTCCCTTATTCATTCATTCCTCTATGGCAGACGATAGAGAAGCAAACACCCCCACATCGTACATTGCAGATTTCGAATCTAGCATTAGTCTTGCATCGATAGAGCCTTCTGGTGCTATTTGTATGCAACACCCCTACCTGTCTTTTGGCTCTTATGTGGAAGATGCCCAGGCCTATGATGAATGTGCTCAGATCGACACTATCTCAGGTACTACAATTGATATAGATGATGCCCCAGCAATACGCAGAGTCAGGGCCAACGATAGATATTACCTCCTTGCTCCTCTGGATATTCATTTCAATGACAGGCTTTCTATTATATTAGATAGCAATCCTTTTTCTAAAACTTTTCCTGTAAACCTATATCGTAGAGCCATAACAAATGCCACTACGGGTACAGTTGACCCTACCAATTTTAGAGCATACGATCTAGACGGTGGAAGCTTAGAATTTACTACTTTCTTTACCGGATTTAGCTTTAAAAATTATAAAGTTTTGATGAAGGCAAGGAATGCTATAGATCCTGCCGCTGGAGCGGTAGATGAAGATGCTATCCTATTTAGATCTGCATTGTGGGGAAGGGCTGGAGAAAAATATAATATATCCTATCAATATCCTACAGCAGCAGATCAGGCGATAACGTCTACTGTAGTAATTACAGATGAAGTTGATGTTAATATATTCTTGAAATCAGGGGCAGCAGTACCTAATGATATAGACGGCACTACAGAGTGGGATGTGTCCGTAACAACAGATACACCAGTTGTAGGGGTAGATGAAGTAACCTATTCCTACAATGCAACAGGCACTGATCCAGCTATGACTACATTAGTAGCCGGAAGCTATGTTACAATAAATGATGAAGGGGAATTTAACTCTTCCAATCAAGGCACTTTTAAGATTTCTTCCGCCAACTCAACTAGCTTTACAGTTAGAAGACCTGGAGGCGTTGCGACAAACCAGACAGGTGTTGCCACTTTATCTGTTAGCACTATCTCTCTTTATGAAAGCTCAAACACAGCCGCCACAGAAGTTGTAGACTATATCACAAACGAACTATCTGAATGGATTGAGGCAGAACTTCTAGATGACAACGGTACAAATGGTACAGGAATTATCGAGACATCCACCTATGAAGATACAGACTTTGTTACAGAAAAATACTATCTTCTAGATGGAATCAACTGGCTAGAATCCTCAAACGTAGGGGTTGCAGCTCCTACTCCTCAGTTTACTTTTAAAGAAACATTGCAGTTTTCTAGTTTCCAGATAAATGCAACTGATGTCTATACCTTTAATGACGGGGAAGAGCTTAGGTTTATTCCGGTCAACATAGACCAGTTAAATAGCCTAATCAACAATATAGCAGTAACAGGGCTATCGTCTCTAGGAGACATTGATGCTGTTAACTGCAACGATAGACTTCAGATATCTACGGATGTTCTAGGAACATCAGGATCTGTTTTTGTTAGTGGTGGGAATGGTACTATTTCACAAGCTTTGCTTGTTTCTACAGCAATAAAAGAAGGAAGCGATTTAGTCAAAGTCAACGTGCCGACAGATTCTTCTAATGGCTTTGATGTTGGCTCTATGCTGAAACTTGAAGCTTCTTTTAGCCAAAGAAAAAGCACAGGAATAAGTGAAACAACAAGAGTCAGCGTAACACCTAATAGTCCAGTTTCTGGCCAGTCTACAATTACCCTATCTAATAGTGAGTTGACAGATAGAAACTTTGGATACCCCAGAAATAGCTTTAGAGCTGAGGGTCGTACATTCCATATTGAGAATCACGGCTCTATGGTAAATCTATCCTGGAATGAAACAACTGGCGGGGATCCATTCTTTGTAAAAACTGTAGAGTTTAACGATGCGGCTGGCGGCAATATGTCAGTAGATTTTAACGAAGACACTGGCTATACAGAATATACAATCACTAGCGGAAGTAGAAATTTCATTGAATGTCAATTTGGTGACACTGTTGTCATCCAAAATTTCACAGACCCTTCTAACAACGGAACCTTTACTGTTAATGGTATTTCAAATGATGGACTTACCATCAGCACCTCCAATACAGCAGGCGTAGACGCAGCCTCAGCAGCAGTTGCTGGTGGCGATCTTGTTATCACAACAGAAGTTTCTGAAGGGGATTCTTTAGAGATTGGAAGTGGCTTTAGTTCTTTAAATCAAGGCCGCTTTAGAGTTGTCAGAAGATATGAAAACAGCGTATATTACGAAAATGAGTTCGCTGTTGAGGAAGCAGTTACTGTCTCGGGTACAGCTAGAGACCTTGGGTTTGATGGGACTACCGGATTTGATGTTACTGTTTCAGGATCTATGAGGGTTGAATGGGACAGTTCTGGTACAACCCCTTCACTTTCAAATTGTAAATTAGGGGATTTTCTAACTCTGGGTACTGATTTTGATGCAGATAACCAGGGAACCTTCATGGTGCTGGATTCTGGAGATAACTATGTGGAGGTTGCAAATTCCAAGGCCGTTGCTGAATCCGGAATCACTGTTGCTGATACATTAGAGTGTACAGCCCCTACAGTATCCTTTCATCCTTATGAAAATACAAGAGATTCTGACTCATTCAACGTATCAGGAAACGTACTTGGATCAGACAATAAAGGTATATATCCTGTACTAGAGGTTCTTTCTAAGGATAAAATTGTAGTCTCAGAAGTGCTGACCACAATAGTTGACGAGCAACTTAACGAGTCTAGTGTTCAAATATTTGTAAACGAAGGAACTCCTTATACTGGATATAAGAAGATCGCCAATAAAGCGGTAAATCCACTTAACACTTCTTTGACAACTATTCTTCTAGAAGGCCAAAACCAGTACACCAAGATAAATGAAGCAGGAAGTATTTTAGCAACTACTCAGAGCAAGCTAGGATACAGTGAAAGTATAAAGATAGGTGTAGATGCCTATTCGTACAATACTGGTCTTATAGCGGAATCGAATCGTACAGTGTATGGCGATCCAAGAGATAACACAACATACCCAGGAAGCGGTGCTGCTGGAGCTGAAATCTATATCAAGGGTCCTCTCCCCAGGCGGATTGTTGTATCTGTTAATGTAAGGGTTAATACGGGAATATCTTTCGTAAGAATAGCCGATCAGGTTAGAAACAATATTGCTGCATTGATCAAGTCCTCTCCGGTAGGTCGTTCTATTGCTATATCTGATATTGTGTCTGTAATCAACAATATTACCGGAATTAGGGCCGTATCTATCTCCTCCCCTCAATTTGATTCACAAAATGACCTTATTCCAATTAACCCTAACGAAAAGCCGTTTGTTTTAGATATAATAAATGACATTTCAGTATCCAAGGTTGAGTAATGTCTAGTGATATAGAAGCAGCTAAAAAAAGATTAAGACAACATCTCAACCCATCGGTACGTGGGGACAATACCGATAAGGTTATCGATGCATTGGCCTCTGGACCATGTCATATGATAGACAGTGTAGAGGCTGTGTATGACAGCGCCTATGTTGTTACTGCTACTGGTAGGTATCTAGATGAATTATTAGCAGGTAGAGGTCTCAGCAGACCTGAAAAGCTAGCGCTCCCCGACGATATCTTCAGAGAAATCGGGATAGAATTTACAAACAGAAAACAAGTTAGAGATGTCATCCTATCATTGCTCAGGATCATATATGGTGAAGAATATACAAGAGCTACTTCTCTGGCCACAGTTGCAGAGCCGTATTCCTTATCAGATGGGGACAATCTACTATTACAATATGATGACGGAGAGGTTGTTGAAATATTTTTTGACACCTCCCAATTCCAAAACATAAACACCGCAACCTCTCAAGAAGTGGCAGATGCCATTATAAGATCGTTAAGATCTTTGGGCAAAACAGGATCTGCTGTAGCCACAGACACTGGATCTGATATTTTTGTAGAGCTTGTGTCTAGTACAGACGGCCCAGCCTCATCTGTTAGAGTTTTAGGCGGTAGTGCTCAAAATATCCTAAGATTCCCAGAAATCAGACAAACAACAGGGGTTATAGGAACACAGTGGACTGTAACAGTTCAACCTTCAGGAGCCGTCAGATTTACTTGGTCGGGTGGGGCTAGTCCTTCAGTGGGTAAAGTATTAGTTGGAGATTATGTTAATATTTTAGGGGCAGGATTTGACGAAGATAATAAGGGCACTTTTACAATAACAGCCGTAGAGTCTGGTCTTATAAATGAAAGTTATTTTGAGATAGAAAACCCTTTTGGAGTGGCTGAGGTGGTAGCTCAAGGAACTACCTCAGATGTTCTTTTTTATAATCCTAAAAGATCTACTATAAACGATAAGGTTAGCTTTGCCACATTGTTCCAAACAGAAGCAAGACTCCTAGAAATCTTCATTCCAGCAACAACTAAGGTTGTTAGAAGAAACAGAATAGGAGCGGCACATATTCATGATAGCGGATCTTCCGGAGA